TCCCGGCATTCCTCCCATGCCTTCCATTCCTGGCATTCCTCCCATGGCACCCATCATGGCCTGCTGTTGCATCGCTGCTTCCTCGGCAGCAACAGATTCAAGCTTCGCCATGAACTTGGCGTCATGGAACATCTCAATCTTGTTCTTGATGATTTCATCATCGCTATGATTAAGGATGTTCTTAGAGATCCACCGCTTAGAGAAGTACCCTTCCGGCGTATTGTTAATCAAACCAAACTTTGTATTTAAATATTCTAGCTCTTGCAACTCCGCAATCTTGGAAGGATTGTTTAAATGCAGAGTAAAAGTTGCCAGATCCTTGTCTCTATATCCAAGCGTGTAAAGATGAACAACCGCTACCTTATACAGTTCTGATATAACCGCTCGCTGGAGCCTCTGGACCGTTCTTGCAAAATGCATATCCTTTTGCGCGAGAGTCGTCTTGTCTTCCATTTGATCACCTTGTGCAAGGTAACTCTTTGGAACCTTGAGAGCGGAAAACAATTTGTCCCTCAGATAATTAACATCGTCAATGTCGCCAGTATACGTTCCGCCTGGTAGCGTTTCAATCCGAGATGATTTATCTCCCCTCAGTGGAACAAAGTAGTCCTCTTCAATACTTAAAGGGTTATATCTTAGGTCAACACGGCCAGTAGACTGATCCACAATCTGGTGTCTACGGAGGTTTGTCTTCATTTTCTCGATGTATGCTTCGACATCATTTGGATCAATGTTTCCAACATCGATATAGAACACTCTGCGCTCCGGTGAACGAACCACACGGTACGCCATCATGGCGTCCTCAATAAGCGTGTTGCTTGCCACAATACCTTCCGATACAAAGTTGTGAGACTCATGCTCTACTTCTAGATCATAAGTCTCCTCTTCTCCAATATCGATTACTCTACATACAGTCTCATAAGTGACATCTTCTTCAACTATGGAATCAAGGTTCAAATACAGTCTATAGCTATCTTTTCTTGTTATTTCTCCAAAACATTTATCTTCGTAGATCCCAGCTTTTCTATCCAACTTAATTTCACGTCCCACCGCGACACCGGCTTGTTGTGCTAGGATTCTAACATCCTCCATTAGTTCTTTGTTAGATAGCGCTAGTCGTCCATCAGTCCAGCATCCATCCGCGTCCATCAGTCCCCTAAGGAACTCGACTTTATTCTCCTGGTTCATACTATAAACCCACGAGGGCACTCTTTTTTTATCAAACCCAGAAATGAATCCAGCCTCTTTAAAAATGGATACAACTTCTTTAGAATTAAAATTAACTTGTCCACCTCTTTTATGCTCTGCGTCTACGCGCTCCGGATCACCTAATCTCATTGTCTCTTTCATCAGATTAACGTAACATTCGTTTTGTTCTTCTTCAATGCCAAGAGCAAATCCAAGCTTATTCTTATTAATCCATCCATCTCCAATCATAAACCCTAGAACCCTTAAGAACTCGGGAGTCGTATAAAAATCTTCGCCTCGCCAAGAGACATTTCGAACCGGCCATTGTCCCTCATAAATATCTTGAGAGATTTTGATACAATGGCCATCTTTTTGTTCTTGCCATCCAGAAGGCAAAATAAGCTTATCTGCCTTTCTACAGTCCCAGCCACCTTTTCCGTTGGAGACAATCAAGTCCTTAGCTTGTTTGCAGATAATCTCTCCCGACTTTGTTTTAACATACATACCATGATTCGGAGTAACCTTAATGGTCCTATGCGCAGTCTGGATCTCAACTACCTCTTGTCTTCCCATGGAGGCAACATTCTTAACTTTTGTTTCAACCAATTGAGAATTTTTATAATCGTATGCAAGCACAGTTTCCCCGGGCTCGACATATTGAATTTCCTTATAACCCCCTGATTTCACCCAAACTTTTGTATCATATGAATAACAGAGCTGACGCCAGATACGTCGAGCGGGTTCCAGAATAGACGTTCCATAGGGAGCGAATTTATCATTTCCGAGAATTCTAAAGTGTGCAACCTGCCAATTCTCAAACGTAACCGCCCCAGCGTTCCACTGGTACTGTATATAATTCGCATTGGTCTTGTCTTCGCCTTCTAGGCGTTCAATCTCAACAGAGGGCAACCCAATTACATTCGTAATACCTAGTTTTTCATCAATGTCCAAATAGAGATAAAGATCCCCATATTTGCACATCGTTCTAGTCCAACCGAATAAATTGAATTCTACATTTAACACCTCATAAAACAGCGTATGTAGAATACTTTTAATTTCTTCGTTAGGACATTTAATTTTTAAGATTTCTTGAAAATCCGTGGCCGTCGTAATTTCGTCCGCATAAATATCCATGCTCGAAGCAATCTCGGCCATGAACTCCATCTGATCAAAGTCCAAGTAGCGCTCCGCACGCGACGAGGCCTGCAATTGGCCAGCCATGAGATTCTTAAATGGCTCAAGTCCATATTCCTTTTTAAACTCAAGTCCACCTAGCGATAGGAACTTGCTTGTTTGAAGCTGGCTCTTTCTACCCTTGCGTACCTGCTGCCTTCTATAATTTACATACGGCCCGCTGAACAGCCTTGTCAGGCCCCGGAACAGAGGTGATATTTCATTCTTGGGATTTCTAGTGGCTCCCGAGGTGCCTTGCTTATAGTCTTTCATCTTTTACCCCTTAAGTACCCATCCAAAATCAACAAGTTGCTTGTGTTTTTCTTTATTTTCAAATTTTTTCTCAACCGCCGACCTGGACTTCTGGCCAACGATCTTGGTATCAAAAATAGACGTCGACCTTGACATTGCGTTAAGGAACGCCATTTTATAGGCCAAGTCTCTCTTGTTGACAACCAAAGCAGTGTCTTTTATCCAACAACAAATTGCAGAAGCCATAACAAGGTCATCATTAAACCCTCTTCTGGCAGATGCTTTGCCGTTATACCAAATAAAGGTGTCTAGCTCTGCCGCATATCTAGAAGAATATGAAATAAAGTCCTTGTTTCTAATACTCTCTTCCATCTTCGCTACAATAAGCGGCCTGGTTTTGGCCGTTGTCGAAAACCCCGCCACCGAGTTTTTGGTGTAGTCCGCCGCGAAGGGTTCAACATATTGATGTGAGTGCTTCTCAGCGTGATATATGGATGGGTATTCCAAATCCTTTAACTTTTCTATTACGGTCCAGCCAACTCCAGCGTTCTCAACAGCCATTAGACACGCACCATGATTTGTGCCGATTTCAAACAGCATCTTAGCAAACATATCAACAGAGGGCTTGCCTTTGTACTCCAAGACCACCTCGCCTGTTCCCAATTTAATAACGTGGAGGGCAGAAAAGTCTTCTCCATCTCCTCGTGAAACATCCGCGACCCCAAAATAAGATTCTCCGGGAATCGGATCCTCCCATACCCATACATTACTATCAAAACCAGTCTTGTATATCGGGGTTTTAACGCCCGCCTTTAATCGATTAATGTCTTCCGGGGTTACTACCGTATCTCCAGAGGCATTAAAGTTACACATAAGCTCCTGCGCAATTTTGCGCTTACTCATGTTTCTAGTTTCCTTATGGAACCATTCTTCGTCTCTCTCAGGATGAACATCCCACATCAGCTTTATTGGTTTAAAGTCATTTAACCCCTGCTCTGCGTCAATGTAGTACTTATGGAACCAATTCCCGGTTCCCAATGGCGTGCTGAGGGCAATGCATCTGCCTCCTGTGGAGAGCGTTGGATAAATGCCAGCCCAAAGTTCGTCCAGGCTTTCAACGTGCGCCGCCTCGTCAACAATAAGCAATGAAAGGGCCTCAGAACGACCGGCGTCAGCACCGGTTGAGCTTGCAACAACTTGTGAACCATTTTCTAATTCCATAGAGAACTTATTGTTTGTTATAACTTCTGACATCATCATCCATTCCGGCAGATTCTTAAATACCACCTTTACTTTCTTAATAATATTGGCTGCTTTCGCCTTCTGTGTCGCCACAACAAGGATGTTTCGATCTTTATGAAAGATCATTAGCCACGCACAATACGCAGCTACTGTCGTAGACATCCCTAACTGGCGTGCCTTCAGTAGTATACTGAACCTATTGCCTATGAACTCCTTTAATACGTCCTTCTGGAATGGGAATAGTTTAAATGGCAATGTCCCCCTTGTCGGGTGAGAAATCTTTGCATAATTATCGATAAAGTAAACGGGATCCTTGCCGCAACGCAAGATCTCCTTCTTCATCTCCTTTACCGTCAAACTCATTTAATTAAAGTCCCGATATCTTATATGGACACGTTGCCGTAACAAGAATCTTGTAAATCGACACATACTCAATGTCCTTGTCCAATTCACCATCTTTTTTAAGCTGCACAGAGTTTCCAGTTACCTTCTTATACTCCTTTTTTAAATAGGAAGAAAGGTCCTGAAATGTTTGCTCTAAATCAAGATCGAAATCTCTTTCATGATAGTCTTTTCTCGGGAGTTCAATACTATACGTAATGTATATTTTGTCTCCCTGAAATCTAACCTTGAAATCATCGTTTACTCGATAATCCAAAAGGGGATTTCCCTCTTCTCTCTTAAGGGCTCCGGTCTCTTCGCCACCGTCATATGCATTGGCCGCCGCCTGCTGTAGGCCTGCCAAAATATCGCTAATATTAGACATTCTTTTTTCTCCTTTTAAGCGCTAATGTTATTGCTTCTTTATCCGGCCTCCAGCCTGTTGTCCACCGTTCTTCTCTGTGTTCAACAAAATCAACAAAGCAGTGCTGGCAACACTCGTATTTTTCAACCTTGATATCATCAAAGACTGTTTGGGTTCTAATTGAGCACAACGGACAATTTGAATATAATTCACTTTTTCTATTTTTTTTCAATAATAAATAGCCGTTTTTTTCAATTTGTTCTTTATTCCTGCCCTGTTCTAGGCTTTTTTTAGCAAGTTCTTTTAATTGTCTTTTGTATTCTTTTTCTTTATCACTATCCCAAAAATACCGAATATCTCTTGAGGCTTCCGAACCGTATTTATCGGAGATCGCCTTCTCAAGGGCTGCAACATAGTCATTCTTGTCCATCACTGGACAGCCCGCGCCGCTAGTACCGTTAGCCCTGCACCGATTACAAGTCCGGTTACAACCCCAATCATACCCTTGTTCTTTTCAAACCAAGACTGTTTTCTAACCTCTGTCTTAATCTTGCTCGTCACATCGTTAAATAACGCCATAGTGTCTTCCAGGTTTTTATTTTTTATCTCAAGTTCCCTCTCAAGAATCTCGTTTACTTTTTTCAAAAATGTATGATTCAATTTTAATTCAATAATCTCAGTAAAATCAGATTCTGACAAAAGCACCCCAACATACTCTTCCCCCTGATGAAGAGTCAGCATAGGAAAGGGTTCAAATTCTGTAACTTGGGCCATGGCATTGCCAATTCCTATGTTTATCACAAATAAGAAACAAACAAGAGTCGTCGTTACCTTTCTCATTTTATATCCCCATCGGCA